TGCTGTGTGTTATATCGGCGGTCAATCTGCAATTGACTTCGCCAAATCGTGGAAACACGGAGGATAATAAAATGAAACTCACTGCGGCCAAGATTAAGGAACTTATAAACGAAACACTAAGTGAACTATCTATCTCACCAGTGGCAGGATATGCCAGCGGCCAGGGAAACTTAACCGCTCCGGAGGTTTCTGAAGTGCCCGAAGATCTCGCTGGCTGGATCAAAGCTCAGCCTGTTCAGTTGGAGGCAGATTTTGAAAACGGACAATGGTCAGTAAATTATGATGAAGATGATGTCGCCCAGGGCATTAATACCCTCACCTTACCTCCTCGGTGGTATAGTGAAGAAATCGACCCAGGCCGCTATATAATACTCCCAGATTCAATAGAAGGATAAAAGATAATGAAACTTACAAAAAAACTACTAAAGCAGATTATCAAGGAAGAATGTGAAAAAGTTCTGTTTGAAGAGATGGGAGCAGATCCCTACTCTGTGTTCGCCGTAGGCAATCGGATCTCCTCAACAGGATCCGAATTGATTGATACCTTGATCCCTCTCTCCAACCGCGGCGACAGCAGAGAAGAGATGATAGAATATTTAGAAGACCAAATAGAACTCCTCCAGGGAGTTTCAGCAGAAGACGCTGTAGATTGGTTTTTTGAAAGAACTCAATCCTAGGAAGGGTTTACGGTGAAACAGAGGTGGGATAAAATAAAATTATGGTGCTTTCATAACTGGAGGATTCTGGTTATCATTGGTGCCATTGTTTTAGCCTACGTTCTTGGCGGCAAGAAAGTTAAAGCGCTCCAAGTCCAACTTCAAATGGCTCGAGAACTTTACAAAAAAGAGATTGATGCCGTTGAAAATGCTTCCGACAAAAAAACAGAAATGCAAACCGAAGCCAATATTAAATACAAACGCGCTTTAGAGATTGCCAATAAAACCGCTATGGAGTCAGCAGGTAATTTTGAACTAATCAAAGCAGAGAGAGTACGCCGACTTATTGAGATTAATAAGAACAACCCAGAAGCGATTGATCGCATCCTCGCCGATGAATTTGGAATCCTTGTTATGGATCCAAAGGGCAAGTCATGAAACTTATAATGGAAAACTGGAAGAGATTCCTAAACGAAGAGGACTTCCGCTATCTTAGCGAAGAAGAATATGTCGCTCTAAGTGCCGAAGAACAACTAGCCTATGCGAAAAGGTTTATGACAATGCCGAAAGACGAAGGGGCCTCAAGTCGTGGCGGAGGTTATTATATGAGCGGCAGGGGCTATAAGGACCCCACTGCGATTGGAAAACAGTTCTACCGACCCCCAAAGCACAAGTTTGCCAAAAACACTAAAGAGTTTAGAGCCTTGGTTTTGTCCGATGAACAACACCAATCGGACAAAAGAAGAATGGAGATCCCAGATTGGATCCGGCAAGTTGCTGCTGAGCAAAATATAACTATCCCAGCAAAAGGCCCCCAACAAGCCAAAGCACTTGGCTATGCAGTAAAAGAAAAGTGGCAAGAAGTAGTAGATCCACAGTTTGTTAATCGATTTAAATGGGTGCATGCATTCCAAAATCCGCAATGGTTCTTAGACTTTCTCAAAGGAAAAGTGGAAAGTATTGATGAAATTTCTGTTATTGGTTATTTGGATAAAGTTGCAGGGAGAAAATGGGGAGACATTGGAGTGTTGGTTAAGGGCACACCGACATTAATGGGCGGCGTTGACATGGCCACTGATAATGTTGACAAAAGTGCTCGAAAAGCAGGGCAACAAGATTTAAAATATTCGGGAGCGTATAACTCTTTTTTAACATCTGATGAGGAGTGGAAAGACTACAAGTCCTCCTATGGTAAATCAATTGATGAAGCGTTGCTAATTGATTGGGAGATTCAAGCCGTCGTCTTGACAAAGGGTAAAATACCAGAAGGATATGAGGAAGTAGTAAAAGCAGCCGCCAAGAAATATCCGATACTCGATCAAAACTTCCAGAAGGTGTCATAATGCTACTATTCTTGCTTTCTACAGCGATAGCAGAGCCTTTGATGGTTCACCTTGAAGAAGGCGAAGCAGCACCCTTTGACGGCCGCCTAATGAACGATGAGGCCGTAGCCAACATTATTGCTGGTCGAGAAATGTCCGTTGAGCAGTGCGAGATCCAAAAATCATTAGCACTTGCTACAACAAAAGCGGAATTACAACTTGAATTAGACTATTTAAAAGCAGAGTTAGAAACTGAAACAGAAAAGAATATAGCTCTACTGGAGATTCGCGATACCGAAATCGAGACGCTCCGAAAAGAAATGAAGCCAAATAAAACCATGTGGGCTTTCTTCGGAGGCTTTTTGCTTGCGACAGGGACATCACTGGGAACATATTATGCCGTGAGGGAAATCGATGCGAATAACTAAAGAACAACTAAAAAGAATTATTAAAGAAGAACTTGAAGCCGTTATGGAAGTCGGTGGAAGCGCCACATCAACTGGCGGCTATAGCAGCTATACGGAACCAACGAGGAAACCATACCTTTCAATGGGGCGTGTTGAAAAAGCGTTAAAGAAACAACTTGGAAGAGAACCGTCGGAAGAAGAAGTGTCGACTAAGTATGACGAACTGAAGGCAACTGGAAAATATAAGGAGTTGGGTACTGGCCCGCTAGGTAGAAAGAATGAATCCGCCGAAGATGCTGGGCGTGATCCATACACCGGCCTTGTTAACCACATCCGTGATAACCTAGATTATATCGGGGAGTTTTCGGATATGGTCTTGAAGAACTATCTTGAAAACGAAATGGAAGAGAGAGGGATCGAGAACACTGAGGAAAATTTCACTGCACTGTGGAATCTTACCAAGAATGAATTAAATAACACAGCATTAAATGAAAATAATGTAACCGGGCTGCCTATAGAGGATGATGTAAGAGAACTCTACTCAGATGGCCTTGACGCCGCATCCGCAGCAGAACATATTGCTAATGTATACGACTATCATGAGATGGAGAGGCTTAAAGAAAAATTTGAATTTGCGCCGTGGAAAGGTGACTTGATGGCTCGATTCAACATCTTTATTCAAGATGTGTTAGCACAAATGAGGTAACATGAGCAAAAAAGATCCGAACTATGCCGTTAAGGTAGAGCAAGCAATCGCAAAGAAATATGGTACAGAAGCCGTAGCAAACCCTAAAGCCGCTTGGGATGGTGACAAAGAGAAGGAATACCTCCAGCAATTAAAAGAAGCCTATCGAAGTAATGCGGAGAATGAGGATTTATGCAAGGAAGAGATCCATGGCGTTTTTATTCCTTCAAAACTACTTAAAGAAGAATCCCAGCGTTCTTGTCCTGTTTGTAATACATATTCATTTAAATCTAATGACGATGTTTATATGACTAAATTTGAATGTTGCTATAAATGTTACATTCAATGGGTTGAAAACAGAGAAGATAGATGGGCCACCGGTTGGAGACCAAACACATGAAAATTACCAAAGAACAATTGAAAAATATCATTAGAGAGGAATTGGGAGCGTTACAATTAGAAATTGCCCCAACAAGTTCTGTCGATCACCCTATCGATGAAGATGCTTCGGATCGCACTCCCTCAGGTGCCCCTTCCGAAGAAGCCCGAGACGATCATGCTGTTCTGTCGGGTGGTAGATTCCCTATTTTTGACAAGAAAAGTGCAGAAGCTGCCATTAAACTACGGGGCCATAACACAACATCGGCAGAAAGAGCCAAGATAATCAATGCTGCTGCCAAATATGCACCTGAGGCTGCTAAGAAAGCTCGAGAAGAAGACAAGGAAAACAAATAATGAGTTCAAATACACTAGAAATTATACAAGGTCTAGCCCAAGCCGCCGCAAATGGCTATGATGGCGCTCATGACGAAAGATATTCCTTAGATGGGAAAGAACATAAAACAGGCCTCAACAGAGAAGAGGGTCGACCACTAATTGACAAAAGAGTCAATGATGGTTTTGCAGTTAGGTTTTCCGCTAACACTATCTGTATTACTTATCAGAGTGATGTCCCCCTTAAGTCGGCGAGTGATCCAAAATTCGAACAAGATGTCGAAAGAATGTTAAACGAAGTGAAGAAATTTCTCCAAAAAGAATACAAAAGCATAACAGGCAACTCAGTGACTCTTACCAAACAAGGTGAGCCACTGCTAAATTTCATTTCTTTATCTCGTGTACGTTCATTCGTGAAGGCTCATCAATATTATAAGATTTCAGGGCTCAAGGATATCGATCCGATTTTTGAATCTAATAGAGCAGCCGACCAACACGCTATGAAAAAATTCCTAGCGTCAACCAAAAAGTATCAATAAGTAGGCTAAATGGCTTTTAAACTCTCGAAACAAGAAATTGTTAAGGAGATTGTGAAATGCGGGAAGGATCCACAATTCTTCATCGATAATTATTGTCGCATTTCGCACCCGCTTAAAGGACTCATTCCTTTTAAAACCTTCGATTATCAGAAAGACCTACTCAAGGACTTCAACGATTATCGATTCAATATTATATTAAAAGCCAGACAACTTGGTATCTCCACAATCTCAGCGGGATACATTGTCTGGTTTATGCTTTTTCACCGAGACAAGAACATTCTTGTAATTGCCACCAAATTTGGAACAGCAGCAAACCTCGTTAAAAAAGTTAAAGCAATCATGAAGCACCTCCCGGAATGGATTAAGATTTCTAAGATTATCACGGACAACAAGACTTCATTCGAATTATCAAACGGTTCACAGATTAAAGCTGGGACCACCTCTGGAGATGCCGGTCGCTCGGAAGCGTTGTCATTGCTTGTTATAGACGAGGCAGCACACGTTGACGGCCTTACAGAGTT